CCGACTCTTTGTTGAAGTAAACTCTGGGGAACACTTCGCGGCCACGCCTAATCCCTGACTCGATATCCATGTTGGGAATAGCAATCACCTTGCGACCTAAAGCAAGCATGACTTCAGCATCAGACTTGCCTGACTGGTGGCGCTTAGCAAAGCCATCATGTGGCAGCCAATCACTGCCCCAGTTGTAGTTAAGTGGCTTAATATCACTCTCTACATAATCAACCAGGGTGCGCTGGTTATCTTCAATAGCATGAATAATGCGTATCTCAGATGCCACGCGCTGCACAAAGGTTATAAACATTGAGTCATTGAAGCCTAAATCCCAAATAGTGTGAACCTTTAGCATTGGGTCAT